CTAATATAGCTCCGGTGAAGAAATGTGTTTCCAGTACATCGATGTACTTAGCATTAGTCCAATCTCGAAGAAGATTGAAAGCATAATGCCCAAGCTGAGCTGAGACCGACGCGTCATACTGTTCGAAATCTGAAGACAACAGAGTTGATCCATCGAACATTGTTGACACAGCTTCATCTACTGCTTGTGTGGACTGCCATGCTTTGAAAGGTTTCAACTTAGCCAATGCTTCTAAAACGGGGTCTTGAATGGATTTTCCGAGAACAACTTCGGCTTTATCAACCATCCAAAGTAGCCTTTGTTTAGAAATTTCGTTAGCTCCCGATGACTGAGTCCTGCTTCCGGCTACGTAAGGGAAGAACTCATTTTGATCACCACTTTGAGAGATACTATGCGCTCGGCGCAAGTACTCTGGCAATACATCAGGATCATTGGAAAAGTGTGGAAGACCCGAGTTGGTCTTCTTTGGCATCCTATCAAATGCGGTTTCTAAAGTGAGTGGTTCAATGTGCTGCAACAACGACACAGAGCGTGCATACGCGGCGTTCATTACTGTTTCATCAAAGTGACTTGAGTGGGGAGCAAAGAATGCATCCAAAGCGCTCACACGCTCAGACCAAGGAAGTCTTATTGACATAGCACCAACTTTCCGTTCTTCCGATTCCTCGAAAGACTGAAGAGTGGCACTTCGGAGAGGCAACAACAGTTTGTTCCAATCAGATTGGATTTCAAACATTGATTTACCCTGCCAAAGTTCAGTAACTAGTACCGTTTCTGTACCCTCGACATGTCGTCGCAGGAATCCGGAAGACCGATTAACCGCTTCTTCAGTCATTCGACTGCTGATATCGGAAAATGGTCTTGTAAATTTCATCTTATACCTCAAACTTTCGTTTGTTCTTCGACACGCATTCGATGAAACGCGCTATGCTTGTTTCGTCTTTCACTTCGATGTCCAAACAATCAGGGGCTCGAACACTACCACGAGCGCCACCAACAAATCCAGTCTCCAAAATTGACTGCAGTGCAGCAGCCACTTCTACAGCTCGATCTTCGTCTATGGGGATGAAGCCTTCTCCAGGTATGACAATAATTGCAGTACCATCGTCAACACCTGGGATAATGATAAATCCATCACCTGTGATAATAGGAGGGTCGTCGTCGCCGGGACCGTCACCGTTATCACCAGTGCCTTCTTCGTCATCATCTGAGTCTTCATCCTCTTCACCGTTTTCATCAGAGCTATCACCTTTGTCATCTAGTAAGTCCTGGACTTGGTTAACGTAGAATTCAAAATCCTCGTCACTTTTGTTCAGGAAC